CCCCCTCCACACTGGCAGCATATCGCAACATCAAGTATGTTGCAAACTTTTTCTTTTCGTCGTCAGTCAGCTCGTCATAGAACGCTCGATTTTTAATATCAAGTTGAGCCATTTCGTTATTGATTGATAGTTTGTCCATTATACAGGGTGATGTGAAATAGTGTCTTTATTGTCTCTTATAAGATAATACAGCATTATAACACGTTCCAACTCTGCTTGTAAAGCAGGATGGTTGTGCGCTTCTCGCCGAATCTCACCCCACAATTTGGAATCCTGTATATGATCGCGTAACGGACGACCGTCAGCAGTTCGGGGATCGGGGTTGTCATCCATTTCGTATTTGTATCCAATCAACTTACGTTCTGTTTCGCCAAACTCACGAGCGTATATTTCATCGCCGTTACGTTCATAGATGTAAGTAGCACCCGGTTTAAGTTGTCCCATTGATTATCTCCTTTGCTGATTCAGACACTGAGTATCTACCCATGCCTATATTGTCAAAACTTTCGATCACTTCTTTGTGCAAGGGCAGTAAAGATAAATCGACTTGGCTAGTTTCGGCACAAGTTAAATTCTCTTGCCCAATACTGGCGAAATGTACTACAGGTTTGCCAGTCGCATTAACGCATTGACTAACAAACTTGTGATGTATATGTCCATAGTCCCCGTCTGGATTATGTGTTAGCACTAAATCATATGTACTACAGATACTGGCAATCTCCCTGACCGCTTGCTCATGATTGAAACTTAACGCATCGTTTTCCATATCACGATAGTCGTCTGTAAATCCCAACTGCACAGCAGTCACGCCTTGTGTGGTCCAATACTCAGCTATCTCTTTGCCCCTGGGCTCATAGATAGTATAAGTCAAATACAGTATAGCCCAGTCAAACTGCCGGTATGTGTCTATAAACGGTTTTGCAAAGATAACACAATCATCCGGATGTGCTACCACACACAATGCTTTTATTTTTTTCATTAATAATCAAATACCCAATGATCTAATTCGGAGTTATAAGACACCACAATATCTTTGGTAATATTATTAATGCGTTTACACGGGATGCACCATATGGTATCAGTGACGTTCATGGTATATTGACCGAATTTTGCTTTCCAAAAAATGCCAATCATGGCAGACCTATCGGGAATCTTATTTTTCTCAACTATAATAGATAGATTACCGTCAATTGGTTCAGTTAGATCAATTACCAACGGGTCCGAAGTATACAACTCTTCTAATCGTAAATCGGACATTTTTTTATATTGTTGAAACAAATTACAAATCGTATTAGCCCTATATTTTGTTGTTGAAATTGGATGCGACTTTTGAAATTCTGTATTGATAATATCTTCAAAATTGTTGTCTATAGCAATGTCTGGTTGAAATTCAAATGCTTCCGAATTTGTTTCCACGACTGAAAAAATAGGATGTCGACGATAGGCTACTGCGCATATTTCAAAGGATCCGGGTATAAAAATACCATTATGTTTTCTGCAATGTGTAGATAGATTCAAAATATTTTCATTAAAAATCTGATTACCGATAGTCTCGGACATGTACACATCTGCCGGGATATCCAAATTCAGAAAATCATCACAAATTATTTCAATTTGGTTTTCAAGTTTCAACTGTTTAATTGTGTTTTTTGCAAACTCATATCTTCCCGGATCTTTTTCAACTGCTATTACTTTCTTTGCACCTGCTTTGGCGGCCAGAATGCTTAGTAAACCAGTGCCAGCACCGATATCAACAACAACTTTATCCTTTACCGATGATTCAATTGCCGCCTTGTAAAATATATTTCTGCCGGTATCATTGATCATTGGCAGAAATATTCCGTCATCTTTAAGCCAATCCATTGTTTAGTTCCATTCGGTGATAATCTTGTAGTAAACATCTGCCAGATACTCTTGGCTTTTGGGATCGCCATGATAACCAGGGTCACTGCCTTTAAACGGATATAACCATGTGGCATGCTGCGGCAATGATTCGTTTTTGGTTATTAGGTATTTGTTGGGCACCAAATTGGGAATAATGTCACGCACTGTGCCGGCATTCCATAAATTATCAGGCAGCACGATAAACTTGACACCCGCAAGATATGCCTGTACAATGCCGTCACGCATGATCCATGTATCCATTTGCAATTTCCAATTGCTATCGTACAAATGATTGATATACTGTTTTACTGCGTTTTGTGTATCTTTGTCAATTTTTCCAGCTCGATAAGGGTGTACATAATTTTCAGCTAGACTAAAAATAGTTTCGCAAATCATAGTGTATGGACGGTTATTATAGTTCACATTATTGACACCCAGCTCCGGGATATAGCCGTTTTTAATATCTGTGTTTTGCAAGTGCATTTGTAAATCACTACCCGGGCCTTTATGGTCATCGTTTCTAAAATTGTAGGGTGACGCTGTTGCAGGTATCTCCATCCGATCATGAAAGGTAGGGGCAATGATTGCAAAGTCAGGCTTCTGTTTGATAACTTCTTCAATCTGTAGTCTGATGCCGCCGTTACTACAGCCCTGCCTTGCTAAATGTACTAGGTCCCAATCAAGTTTGTTAGCCAGCACCTCTGCATAACTAGTTCCCGGAAGCATTTCACTTGGGCCGCTAAAACTGCATCCGCATACTATTAATTTTTTTCTCATGAATGATTTTTATTTGTTAGCCCGGGCTTACTGTAAAAGTATCCGTATTCTTGATGCATCCATTCCACAAACTTGTAAACTTCGTCAGCTTGGAAATCTCTGTGAGCACGTTGTTCATTGTATAACTGACTTGCTTTGTGTAAATTGTGTAACCAATCTTTTTCCGACATTTGAGACATGATTATACTCACCAAACTTTAGTATAATTTACCACTTCACTTTGTCTACTGATATCTTTGACAAAGTAAACACATAGTGGTTTAACAGAATCACTTTCTAACGGAATGGCCAGCATTTGTCCGGGTTTGAGTTTTGGGAAATACCATTTGACATCCTGATAGATGTCAATCACTTCCACGGGGAAGAACTCGGGTCGGAAACTGCTCAAGGGATTAAATGCAAATGCACTAAATCCTCTGTCATTGATACTGGTTAAAGGCACCACTTCAAGGTCTCCCAAGTCTGGCTCGCCTATAAGCATTTGCCAATCCATGGGCATTTTAATAATATTATTGCCTATTTTTAAAACTAGCGCAGGGCTGTTGAATGATTCTAAGAATATCAACGGTATCCAGAAGTAGTCAGGGTCTTTTGGGTCACTGTTATCCAGCACACAAAATCTGACGTCATTGACCTCTTCGGGTATATCGTTTAATTCGTAACTTGTATTTTCTAATGTTAATAATCGCATAGTATGTTAGTATATACTAATTTAGGTAAATGTCAACCACTTTTATCAAGTATTTGCAAATGTTTGTATGTTTTTTGGAATTGCTGCCAAGTTGGGTTATTTGCCAAGAACAAGGAAAAAATCAGTCGTGTGTCTGTGACATTTTCCACACTGTGATACTGTTGAACATTATAACAATGCCACTTGTTGGCAGGTATCTTTATCTTGAAGTCTAAGGTTACATCTTTGTGATATATATTTTCCGCCGAAGTCATGTCCGGATTGGTTCTGGATTCGTTATAAATGCAAGTGTACACATCTGGGCCGCCGGTGTCTATCACATAGTTAATAGCCACATGTCTCATTCTATCACAGTGTGGGGGTGTTATGCTGGAACGACCAACAACATTTTTAATTTTGCCCAAAACGGATTTGACTTCGACTCCGAAAAAATTACTGTAAAGATTGTTTATACGATAGACTAAATCATCCGATATAGTGGTTCCATACTTGCCGTAATTGTGTGCCGCTATGTCTAGCTCGCCACGATGCAAGGTGTCAACCCACAATCGATCACTTTCCAGCTCTTCAATTGTGTGGCTCTGGATTAGTAAATCTTCGAGAATACTTTTTGATGGGTCAGGTAAGTTTAAAAACCAGAATTTGTCTGTGTTCATTTTTTCCAATCAACCTTTTCCAAGCTAAATGGATAATTTGCTTCTTTATAAAATTGTTTGCGTTTAGTTAAATGACGCTTTGCAAATTTGCAGGTACTGGTTATGTCCCAAATTTCGACATGATCTTTGTCTTGAGCTTTTCGGATACCACGACCAATACTCTGGATAACTCTAACAAAACTCTTGCCAGGCTCAAAAAGCACCAAGTTAAAAATCCTAGGAATATTAATACCAACCGCTGCCACACCGTAAGTTGCGATAATGACTTTATTTGTTGAGCTGGCAATTTCATCGTATTCTTCCTTTCGGTCTTTACTTTTTGTATTGCCCGAAATAAATGTAACATCAGGTTTTTCAGATAATAAACTGAACAAAGTACTTAGCTCAGTTTGTAAAATTTTACCTGTTTCAATTCGATCTACTAGAATCAAAGTGTTGCCAGTTTCTTTAATCTTGTCTATTAGACTTGCAATATATCCCACTCGATCTGTATTTGATGTCAAATATTTTAATTCACCTTGGTAATCTTTGTATTCAACCAAGTCCATTAATTGCACAACATTAACATGGCAATTGGCAAGATGTCCTGCTTCTTGTAATTCACTGGCACTCAGTTTGCCCACAACTGGGCCTATGCAACAATTTAGAGCCTGAAAAGCGTAATCTTCCTTGGGAATGGTGCCTGTTAATCCCCAACGCATGGGAATCCGAGCAAACACACTACTCAGCATAGTCTTCAATGCATCGGCTTTGGCACTGTGTGCTTCGTCTACCATAATGCAAACTACCCCCTCGATGAACTCCGTGATGTCCACGTCTGCTTCATAGTTTTTGCTGTTCTTAAACAGAGTGTTCAAACTCTGCCATGTACAGATAGTATGGGTACATGTATATTCTTTTCTATCACCAAACAACACACCAACATCCAGTCCCATGTTAATGTAATCTGCTTCTGTTTGACGCACCAAGTCCTTGCTGGGCACAATAACAATGCTACGACCATAAGATTGCACACTTGCGCTCAAGGCCGCAGTTATCAAAGTTTTACCTGCACCCGTGGCCACTTCCTGGATGCATTGTGGATTTTCTAAAAAACGATTAATGATGTCAATTTGATAGTCACGCAACACAATAGGCTGTCCCTCGACTGGATGTCCCTTTGGCCACAACACATGACTAAAGGACGATTCGTCAACTTGATCGAATTCGAATACCGTACTGTAATCTCTGACATCATCTATTTCAACATCGTAACCACGTTCGTCCAAGAACGGCAGTATGTCTGGTAACAAATTAATATAAGTGGTACCGCCTAAACTGAAAAAGCCAATTTTACCATCCCACCTGCCCAGACGAACTGCCGGCAAGTATCTTGCACCCGGAATTTCATACTTGAACTTGTCCACTAGTCGTTTTTTATCGGCCAAGTCAAGACCCTCGATCTTGACGTTGACTTCGTCTTTAATAATTAATTTGGCAATGGTCATTGTTCTAAGTATATAATTTTTTCGGCATTGGTTTGCCAGCTTTCTTTTTTGCTACCAATCAATGTAGTTGTGTAACTGACCATTAGTTTGGGAAAAACATTGTAATTTTTACCCCTATTCAGATACTTTATATCGTCTGTATCCACTTCGGGGGTACCTGTAGTGTAAATGTGTAGCGGCAGTCTGTCAACTAGTCTGGCATATTCTATTATGGCTTCCAGGCTTATGGCTTCTTTTTTAACTACACTGATTCTATTATTTACTATAGAACACAGAGCTTGGTTATCACCCAGTAGGCCACATGCTTGATTCCTGACATCAGGGGACACATCATAGCCCAATGTGGCGGCAGCATCAACTAATCGTAATAGGTTTTCGTCTCCCAAGCCACCGAGACTTTGTTCTATATAATCTACTAGGTTGCTGTCCGAATTTACTATCTCGTAACCTGTGGCTATCTTGTTCAAATAAATTTTGTTATCCTGTGTTTCAACTGCCAGCAGTTGAGTATAGAGACCTTGTAGCTCTTCACTAACTTCGATTTGATGTAATTCTTTCATGGTCATGATCCAATTCAGATTGCTTTCTGTTTTGGCCAAATACCATATTTTCTTATCATGGTCGAATTGGATTCGGCCGTTGCCAGACTTTGCCTGGGCTTTAACTGCATCAATTAATTTCGTGTCATATGGAAATTTAACTGCAAATAAATCATTTTCCGAATAAGCACTTTTGGATCTATCAACGATCCTGATAGGGTGTCTGAATTGATCAATTGCTTCCGGAACAACAATTGGATTAGCGAGTTTCGACAACTGGCGTCTATATTTGTCTACTATTTTAACTGCTAGAAGACTTTGTTTGTCAGTATAACCTTTGTTGTTCAGGGCAGTTTGTTCCCCCAAACTGGATACAATTTGAACATCGTACCTGGCCAAACTAAGCGGGCTAGGTACATTACTAAACAAACTTAGAAGTTTACCGTTGGCATCACGCCAGCCAGCAATAAATTCAATGTAATCTTCTACGTAGGTAAATTTAAACATACAATTATTTTACAGTAAACAAAACAGAAAGTCAAAAAAACCCCTGCCGAAGCAGGGATTAAAATGAATCACCACAGGAGCTAACTGATTTAAT